CACTTTTTTGTCGCGCGGGATGTTGAAGCCGTAGCCGTTGATGCCGACGAATACCGCCTGCTGGCCCAGGATACCTTCGGCGGCGTTCGATTGAATGGTGAGCTCGGCGCTGTCGCCGCCAAACACGCTCAGGTTATCGGTGACCGGTACGATAGGCGAGGCTTCTGCCGGGCCCAATGCGGCCTCCGGTGCGTCGTCGATGCTGGTGATGGTGGTGGTGTCTTTGGTGTTTTTGCTGGACATGAGGTGCTTTCTTCGTAAATGGAAAAAGCCCACCTGTCAAAGGTGGGCTTTCGTGGGGTAACGCCGCGTTGTAGGGTTACGCGGTGACGGCGGCTTCCAGGCGGACCATCCAGGCATCGTTCAGGATCACGGCGCCCTGCATGGCCTTCCAGGCGGCGTGGCCGCGCTGCGCCATCGGGTCGGAGTCCGATGGCTTTGGATTGACCACCATCGGGGTCACGGCAAACATGCCCTTGAGCGCGACGATCGCATAGGCGTTGGTGGCGATGAACAGGGCCGGGTAGACGTCCGCCTTCACGCCGCTGGTCGATCCCATGATGCCCTTGTCGCCACCAGCATCAGGGAACGCGGTGAAGATGGTCGAGGTCAGGTAGCGCGCGTCTTCAACCTTGCCGATTTCGTTTTCGTACGGCGTGATCGAACCGTACTTCTCGACCGGCGTAAAGCAGGTCTTTCCGTCGGCGCCCAGCATGTTGCGCACGTCGCTTTCCATGTCCGGATGGATCAGGGCGATGAAGGCCTTGTTGACGGACTCGGTGCCGAACGCAGCGGTCGAGCGCACCGCCTTGGTGATAGGCTCGGCGTTCTGGCGCTTGAGCGCTTTGATGACACGGCGCTGCGCGGCCAGGTTGATCGGGGTGTTCACCGCCGAGCGGGAGGCGCCATTGCTGTACACCACGTTGGTGCCGGCGCGGAGGATGCCGAAACGCATGCGCTCGATCATCTGCGCGGCTTGCTCGCCCAGCAGCTCGATCGATTCGGCCAGCACGGCATCTTCGTGGGTGTCGAGGATGACATCGGAGATCTGGATGCGCGAGCCGTATTGGGCCAGGACGCACGTCACGTCCGTCACTTGCAGGGTTTGGGCGCCCGGGGTAACACCTTCGGTCAGCACGGTCGGGGTATTGTCCAGCGCCGTGTAGCGGCGGAAGACGATGGTCTTGCTGTTGTGCGCCGGCAGCTGCTTGGCTTGGCCGAATTTCTCCAGCACCATGAATGGGATGGCGCGCTTGAGCAATTCTTTGTTCGCGTAAGCTGCCGTACGTGGCGAAATGTCGCCGAACTTGGTATCTGCCATGGGTAGTTCCTATTGAGTGGATGTGGCGCTGTGACCAGACGTGCGGAATCGCTGCGGCGCCGTGGGGCGTACCGCAGTCCGTGTCAGGCCTTTGGCCGGTTACAGGGGATATCTGTTGAAGCGTCAACAGCAACGTTTGCCAGTGGTCCGCACTGGCACGGTGCTGCGTTACGCTTGATTCCAGGCGGCGGCGTAGTCTTCCGACTCCTTGGGAGCCGTCGGCAAGCGCAGGCCAACCGAACGCACGCCTTCGGCGTCGTTCAATGCACTTTCGGCGGCGGTGTCGCTGCCAGCTGCATCGCCGCCTGCAGCAGCCTTGGACGATTTGAAATCGGTGAGCATGTCGATGATGTCTTGGGAGCTGCCCGCTTCCATCACCTGGCGCATGTCGGTTTGCTTGTCTTGTGGCAGGCTATCGAGCCAGGCCGTGAATTCCTGCGACTCGATGATGTCGAGGAATTTTTCGTGAGCCGCTTCGATGGCTTTGAAGTGTTCCTTGTTGCGTTGGTTCTGCAGGTCTTCGATCACGCTCTGCACTTGGCCCTGGAGCCCGCCCAGCTGGTCGGTGACGTGACCCTTGCAAACGTCGAGGACGAAGGCCTTCAGCAGTTGCACGAATTCAGGTCCGAAGTCTTCCGCCAAGGCGGCTGCCGGATCGTTGGCGCCTGAATCTTCTGCATCATCCTTGGCGGCGCCTGCGCCGACGACAGTACTGGTTTGCTCTTCATTGACGTTGGTCGTTTTCATCGCAGCTTCGCGGCCATTGAGCTCCTGCTCACGGGCAGCCAGGGCCGCTTCGCGGTCATCAAGCGCCTTGGTGCGTTCTGCATCTTCCGGAGCTGGCGCAGCTGCTGCTGGTGCGGCGACAGCGCCCGCAGCTGCTGCATCGTCGGCTACTGCCGTACCTGGTGCGGCGGAGCCGGCGTCCTGATCGCCGCCAGTGCCCAGGCCGAATGCGTCGTCATCGCTTTGGTGCTGCTTCTCGACGTCTTTGGAATTGAATTGTTCAGCGAATGCCGCATCGGCATTGTCCTGTTCGGTTTTGGTAGCCATAGAGGCAATCTCCTGTGGATGGGCGAAAAAAAACCCGCGCTGGCGGGCTGTTGTGGGGTGGTTGTGGCAGCTATGCTGCGACTGGTGATACTTGACCGGACGTGAGCAGCGCGTTCCGTAATGCTTGGAGCTGCGCCAATACGCCCTGCTTGCGCTGCAAATTGTCGGGCGTGATCGTGGCCAGATCGGCTAGTGCATCTTCGGCCAGTGCGTCCAATAGCATCACAAATGGCCGAAGCAGATCAGACTTGGCAAGCTGCGCCACGTCGATCATTGCTTCACTGATGGCTTTACGCCTGGTGGTGATGTCACGCATCGTTAATCTCCGGTGTGCGGATGCCGGCATGCTCGCCGACATTGGCACCTACCTGCCCGCCTTGCGGGTCGCGCCCGGCAATTGGTACAGTCTGGCCGCCCTGTCCTGCTGCGGATATCAGCTGGTCAACCGGCGCACCTTCCGGTACCGGCGTGCCTTCCGAGGGTGTCTGGTCCACGAAGCCGGCGGATTTTAAAATCGCATCACCGGCGGGGGCTACATGGGGATTCTCGGTGGCTACGCCGCCTGCTTGCATGCCGGCATAGGCCGCGTCAACGTTTGTTTTGATCGCCAAGGCGGTAATTCGAGCCACTTCGGCATTCAAGCGTGTCACCTCGGCACTGATCTTCTCGACATTGACCTGTGCAAGTTTCAATGTCAGTTCTTGCATTTGCTGGGCCATGGCGGCCTGGGCCTTGGAGGCATCGTTGTTCTGGTCCGCCTTCACCTCTTCCTCGGTTTTGACGATGCTGGTCAGGTCGTGCGCTTCGGCACGCTGGCGCAGAAGTTCCTCGCGTTTGATATAGGGTGCGTCTTCGGGGCCGATGGTCTGGACAAACATATCGAGCTGTTGGGCGCGCACTTCTTTGGCCATCAGGGATGCAGTACCGCGAGCCTTGATCTCGAAGTCGCCCTTGATGTCGTTGTCTGGATTGAATTGCATGTTCCAGTAGTAAAGCGCTTGAATAAACGTACGGGTGATGCCCTCGTCGTAGTTCGTGATCAGATCTTTCATGACGATCGAGGCGTTGGCCATTAGCATCGACATGCCAGTCGCAGTGCCGGCGGCGCCGCTATTGACGTTTTCGCCCTGCATGTAGCGTGGGATAGCGGTTACATCGTCTGCGTTTTCCTTGAACATGTTGACGATCGGGAATAGCTCCTCCAGCCCGTTCGGGATATTCAAGACCCGAATTGCAGGGTTGGTGGCGTCTTCCCCGGTGCGGCGCCAGATTTTGAACGGGAACATTTCGTCGGCTAGTTCCCCTGGCACCAGCAACTTCATGTTCACTTCAAGCTGGGGGCCGGCGGTCAGTGCGGCATTGTCCAAGATCATCCGCGTGCCGGCATTGATCATGGTCTGGTCGTCGCGCATGATGGCCGCGAAGCCATCGCCGAAGATGCTCGTTTCATCCTTGTCCGCGTAATAAAGGTGGTACGGCCAGGTCACCCCATTGAGGGGCTGCAAGACAATTTTGATCACCTCACCTGTGGGCAGCAGCCATGCGTTCGAGAAGAACGTTTCGTGCATGCGCGATTCCGGGACGTTCACGCCGGCGCTGGCCAGTTGATCCCCGTCGAGCCAGCCCCAGCGCTCCAGCACTTCGTATTTACCATCCTCATGTGACTGGGCGGCATTGCGGTCTCCAATCGACCGTATCTCGGTATCGAAGTACTGGTCCCGCCGTGACCCCTTGGGGTTGGACAGGATGTGTTGCCGGATTACCTCGCTGCGGAAGGATTTTTTATTGGCGAGGCTGACCAGCGCCGATCGGGTCATCAGGTGGCGCTCGAAGACATATCGGCAATCGTCCAACTTGGTAGCGGACATATCGGGATAGAAGCGCCACAACGGCACGTAGTCCACGAACGGAACCACATACGATTCGGTTTTCATGACCCATTTGCCATCTAATATGACAAACTTGGTGCGGGTTTTCCGCTCCACCAGCGGCGCCTTCAGCACGCCAGTGCCGTAGAGGTGACCGGAGTGGAGAACGTGGCGCGCGCTTTCTTTGTAGCGAGATTCGGCCAACTGGTCATCAATCACGGCCGTCATGCGCTTGGCTGTGGTCTTCACGAGCTTGAGCACGCCGTTCTCGAATTCCGCGTCGGTGGGCTTGCGCTCAAGTTCGGCGGCCAGCTGCACCATCAGCTGCTTTTTCGCTTCCTCATCAATCGATGGTGAGGCGGTGCTTTCGGCTGTCCAGTTGCGATCGGAGTTCGAGGGGAACAGCAGGTCAGTAACCCGCGCATCTACTGTCTTGACCTTGACGCGCGTGGCGCGCACGAAAGCTTTGGAGCGGTGAGCTCCAATCTTCGCCAGCACTTCCGGGTCATACACGCCCCGGTACTGGCGCAAGTCCTTGAGCCAGCGCTGTTCCGTTTCGCGCCGCGCCAGCTCGGCTTCGCTGAACTCGGCGAGCAGCGTTGTTCCTAGTGCATCCATTTGGACATAGGCAGCGTTGTTATCGCTTTTCATGCCGGCCGCTGCGGCAGCCGCATACTCGGCATCAGCCTGCGCTGCTTTGTCGTCCATATTTGGGGGCTTCCATAAGAAAAGCCCGCATAGAGCGGGCTGGTGGTGTGCGTGTTCTAGTAACCTGCCGATGTGGCAGCCTGCTGTGGGTAATTGCCGCGTTCGTACTCGGTGCGCTGCGCCTTTGGTATGACCGGTTCAGCAAATGTCATGGCCACGGCGTCGGCGCCGTCCGGGGAACGCACCCCGCGCTTTTTCATGTCCTGCTTGGACTCGATCAGGCGCGAGCCGTTGGAGTGCGTTTTGTAGCCTGGCGCCGATGTGTCTGCGATCAGCGAGGCATCGTTCGGCAGCCGGTTTGGCCCGTCTTCCAGCCATTCCTTGTAGCGGTACCAAATTTCGGCGCGCTTATTGGCGTAGCGCTCCGGATCATCGGCCCGCTCTGCTGAGTTCACGCCGATC